CGCGAAAGTGAAAAATTTAGACAGGATCCTGCTTCGTATGTTGCGCCAAATTTCGTGTAGGTCGTAAAATGCGTTCTTTGATTCCTAGATTCGAAGAATTTTATACTTCTTCTTGTTCTTATCTTGATAAGTATTGCCACTCATCTTACTGCGAAGGAGATGTTGGTATACCTAATAAGTATAAAGAAATGAGAGATTCTGGCTTTAAGCGAGAGTTATTTTCTAAAAAGAAGAAAAAAAATTTTTTATCAAGGTCGAGGAAGTTATATTATTAACAACATCGGTACTGTCGGATTCTCAAATAATGTTGCTCCAAAATTTCTTGTTGATGGACAAAATGCGTATTTCCATAAACGCAAAGCAAATGTGAGAGAGTCAACTAGGCCGCAAAGATTCTGTAAACCGCCTGAAATTTCTACTGATTTCTATTGTGAAAATCAAGAAGTTTTTGAAAATTTTCCTGATTTTGATTTGTGTGACCATCTTACTGTTTCTGGAAATTTTGAGACGAATAAACACACAATTCAACAACAGATAGATTGTAGGAATTTTGGTACTTCACATATTCCAACGTTTGATGATTATTTAAAACTAAAAGTAGCTGTAAGAGATACTATTAGAAAATTACAAATTGAAGATTTAGGTGAAGTCAGTATTAGTGATATTCAAGATTTTGATTTTGATCTTAATACTATGCCGGGATATAGATATCAACATTACTTTAATGCTCAAAAGAAATCTGAGTGTGTTGATCTTGCAGTTGCTATTGGTGAAGAAAGATACAAGAAGATTTTAAATGCTTCAAGAGAAGGAAGAAATATTACTAGAGATGAGATTATTCCTGGAATCTATAGTATAGGTGCTAGGAATAGTCGAAGAACTTCTGATGATTTTGGTGAAGTTGCCAAGTCTAGGGCTGTTCATATGCCAGAATGGCATACTGAACTGCATGGAGGAATCTTTAGTGATAGAATTACTGCTCATCTTGTGGAAAAAGGCATTGGCCCAATATATATAGGTAACTCTTTTATCAAGTATGATAGACTTGAGAAACAATTATCTGAAAATTTTTGTGCTGTTGAGGGAGATTGGTCTAAATTCGATGCTAGCTTATGTAATGTGTTTATTACAATAGCTTGTAGTATTTTAAGATTATATTTTCCTCCGGGTCTTCTTTATGACAATCACTTTTTAGCTATTCTGGACACACTTGTCATTAAAGATTATCATGTTGTTGGTGGTAGTGTTTTGCGAATACTCCATGGACTACCGTCAGGTAGTAAGTGGACGAGTTTATTTGGTTCAGTAATTAATTTACTTATTCTTAATTACTCTTTTTCCCGTGTAAAGTATAAAGATCGTTCTTTTGCTATTGGTGGAGACGACTTCGTAGTTTTTATTAGAGATAAAGATTGTAGTTT